GAGGTTTGCGGCATAGCGGTTTGTGTTTGGATCTGGCCGCGGGCAACGTTGCCGTAATTGTCGTAAAGGTTGACGGGGTTTGTTTTGGTGCCGACTAGGCCGCCGGCGCCACTATTAACGCTTCGAAATCTATCGACCTTAGCCACACCTGAACTCATATCATAAGACCAATTACCATTAACAGATGTATATCCTGTCAGTAACTGACCATTTGGGGCAGCAGCCAAACGCTGAATTGATGGAACATTCTGCGGCGGATAAGCCGGTACATCTGCCCATACCGGCACTAACGCACATAAAAAAGGCAGTAATCTAGCCCACCTCAATCTTAAGCCTATCATAGCTTTCTTGTAACCGTTCCAAAGCATTATTAAAACTTTCGTCGAACAAATGCCGGTTAGCTCGTAATACAGCCAACTGCCCCGGGCTCATCATCACACCCAAATACACCGGCTTAGAAAAATCTGGCTGACCAGGCGGTATCAAACTGTTATACCCATTCACAACAAACGTTAGATAATTATTAAAGTTTGTTGCATAACTTACGCCGTCAGGCTGCAATAAAAAATATTGTTGCCAATCCATCTTGCTATCCTTTCATTTCCAAGTTAAACGAAAGGCCAGCTTAACCAATCCGGGCGGGTTTGGCTACCTTTTCAGGTAGCCTCATGCCGTTTGTGGCTGCCCTGCCGCGCTATCGCTTGGCGGATACCTGCCGAAATCGACTGCAAGCAGTCAATTCCGTCAGGCATCTAATCCAAACACACCAAGGAAACCATTAAAAATCCCTGTAATAACCGTCTAAAACCCTTACCCCTAACAAAGCACCTTGCGCTTCCGCCAGTTTCCTAGATAACTCATAATCTAAAAAAGTCATGGATATAGGTGAATGCCTAGCCTCACTCAAATACAAAACAACCGAGTAATAGCCATTAACCATCTCAATCCTTATAAACGGATATTCACATTGCATCTTGCCATCCTTTCAAAAACTTATTGCCCCATTGTCCCCTTAGTTTCCGCATGTGCCATGGTTGGTTTGGCAGCACTGTCCAAAGTCAGCACACTTGCTCCGCTGCCACCGCTGTAACTGCCTTGCGGTACGTTATCGGCGGTTTCCTGCCGTGCCTTATAGGGGTTGTATATGCCGTTTTTCACGTAGTTTTGGCATTGTTTGGTAGGTACGTCTATGGGTGTTGCCTGTTCGGTGTAACAGGTGCAGCTTGTATCGGTTTGCACACAGGCGACAGGGTAGGGCATGGTTTGGATATTACGGTTATGGTTGTTATAGATGGGAGCAGTCCACGGCTGGCCATCTATGGCGGGTTGCCAATCTTCAGGCTTCAGGTTGTTATCAGGCGCAGGCGGTTGCTGATTATTCGCGGACTGATCGGCATAGCTGCCGGTTGCCGGATATTGGCCGTTTGCCTGTTGCTGGTAGTTTTGCGGCTGCTGTTGATATTGTTGAGCTTGTTGCTGCTGGGCTTGTTCGGGATGGACTTTGCGCTGATAGCTTGCCCAAACGTAGGACATGAGATAGCCGACTATAACGATAACAACGGGGATGGTATAAATCCACGCGCTGACCGAGCCTTTGAGTTTGGTGTGTTCGCTGGCGGATTTATACATACCGAACACGCTTTTTTTCGGCATGAATATGCTGTTTTTGGCTTCGGCCACGTCTGCCCGGGCTTCCGGGTTAGCGCAACGCTGCCAGTAGGAGACACGGCGCAGGCCGAGCATGGTACGGCTGATGTTGCGATGCTCACCAATCAGGCTTCTTAAATGAACGTCAATCAACCGCGGATGTTGCGTGAGCACAAAGATATCAATGCCCTTATGGCGATGCGTTTCAAGAGCCTGCACATAGTCGGGTACTTTCGCCCCCGCAGGGCGTGGACGAAAGACCCTTTGCGCTTCGTCAATGACGAGGATTGAGCCGTCCGGCGCCCATTTATGCCAGGTTTCCATGCTTTCGCCTTCGGGTACTTCTTCATGTTTGACTTGTAGCTCCGGTATGCCGTCAACATAGACCGGCCTATTCTGCAAATCTTTTCGATTGAGCAGCATATAGACCATTAGGGAGGTTTTGCCCATGCCGGGCAGACCCGTAATCAATGAAATCATTGCTGTTTACCTTTGAGTTTAAACATTGGCCGCAGTTTTATAAAAACATGATGATGGCGGGAATAACCACGGCAAAGCCGGCTAGAAAGTAGATTTCAGGTGGCATTATTGATTTTCCTGTTGCAATTCCTGCTTGATTCGTTCCACACGCTCATCCAACGCACCGGAGTTAGCTTCTTTTTCCCAATCGTCTGATTCCGCAACCGCTATTTCCAAAGCTTCATCATCTAACGACATATCGGATTCCGGCGGCTCATCGTCAGATTCAGAAGGTTCATACTGTTCAGCCAACCTATCCGTTTCCTCTAATTCCGCAATACGGCTATAAAATTCATCCGAACCGTATTCATGACCTTCTTGCAAAGCGGCACTGGCATTAATTTCCCACCGCTCATTTTCTAAATCGTATTGCAAACCCGGATCTTCTTCAGGACTGTCCGGCATATTGTCCGGCGGTTCTTCTCCATCCAAACCTTCATATTCAATTAATGGGTCACTACTTGGAATATATGTTTCTTGTTCTTCTTCACTCATTGGATCTTCATCCAAGTTTTCCAGTCCGTTTTCATTCAACGCTTCTGATTCTTTAGCTTCCTTACGACTTTTTCTAAAGCCCAAGGCATCCATGATGGCGCTTCTAAACAAGCGCAGAGCGGCATAGAAAGCCAGCCCAATCAGCGCCCATTTAACCGCTTCCGCACCGATTAAATACATATCGGTTTGAATGGGCGCGGTATATTGCTGAACGCTGGTAGAAACGGCTTTAGCGGGATAGCCCCCGCCTTTAACCATTTCAATGCCTTTTTTGGGCGGCTGAATTTTGTTCGGATCGCTCATTTTTCTGGATTTTCATTGGTGTGACGGAATACGCGGATTGTCCAACGGATAACGAAGGCGAAAGCGGCAACTGATATGGCGACTGAAGCGACTAGGGCGCCATCTTTAACGTAGGCGGCCGGATCGCACGGCGTGAAAGTGAGCTTGACTTCCTGCGAGCCGTAATACCACTTGCCGTTTTGATAAACGGGCGTTTTTAAACTTCCATCCGCGGTAATGGCGGGCACCACTTGGGACATTTTGTAATCGGACGCTTCCTGCACAGAGCCGAAGCATTGACCTCCTGCCAAATAGCCTTCCATGATGCCTGCCCTTACTCTTTACACCGCGCGTTTGATCAAACGGATACCGGCAATGAAGGCGATACCGATCAGGCCGATAGACACAGCGATACCACCAACGGCCGCCAAGTCAGCTTTAAAATCGGTTGTCGCGGTAGTTACTGCATCAGCTACCGCACCAGCGTAAGAGTTGGTGGCGATGAAGGCAGAGGACATAACGGCCAGAGCGGCCAATTTATTTTTGAACATAACGTTCTCCTTTAAAAAGTTTTAATCGGGCATTGACTTGATTAACGCCGCCCGGATAGCGTTAATTTCTTAAAAACAATCAGAACGGGATAAATTCGGCATCTTCGTCAAATACGCCATCCGGATACTCTTCCTGAAGCTCTTCTCAAGTATTGAAATCATCTACCATTTCATCATCGTCGATTTCTCCAACGGCTTCTTCAAATTCTTCATAACTATAAAATGGCATTTTTACTCCTCTCGAAAAATTAATGGATCGTGAAAGATTTTTCAGTTACTTACCGGATAACGTTAATGCTTCACAACAAGAAAAAGAAAAATCACTCCCAACATGACTCCCATATATTGAATCAGCTCAATGAATCCCTGCTCTCTAACCAGCGGAACGATTATGTGTGCAAAACCGGTTAACAT